CGCACACCGTGTCATAGGTAACGATTAACAGCCCGCCGGTGCATTGAACGCTTGAAACATGAACGCATGACATAACCGAAATAGAACCGGTCACAAATTCGTATTGGGTTGTCGCCGGTGTTAATGCTCCGCCGGATATTGTAACACTGTTTAGCCGCAAACGAACAATTGTCCCCGTTGGAACACCAACGGCCCCGTTAATTTCCCGGCACCAACTACCGTTGGCGTCGCCTTTGCGCCCAAACTGTTTGATGCGGTAGCCCGCTCCGTTCTCTACCGGCTCCATTTCGTCCCACGTGTAACAAGACAACCCAGCGTTGTCCAGAAACGTCCCCGATATTTTAGCCAAAAACTCCGGCGGTGACGGTGGTTCCAGCACCAGATTCGACCCATCGGAAAACACACGGAACGCCGGGTCTGCCGACGTGAATTTACCTTTCATCACGGCCCCCCGGCATAATCAGGATTTCGGAAAAACAGGTTAAAAGGAACGGACGGATAAATAGCTTGCCCGGTGTAATCGCTAGTAGCGTAGTAGTATTGATTTGTCTGACCGTTAGGTACTAGGTTGTGCCCGGCTGGAATGTTTCCGGGTGGTTCCAATGCTCCCGGTGTGTATGCCGCCGCTAGCGTAGGATTCTTAAATGTCATGTTAAACTGCAAGTCGCATAGTTTTGACTGTGACGGGAAAAAATTCCCGGTCGTAGAAATGAACGTAGGGAACGGTGGCGTATAAACTTTTAGCGTGTCTACGGTGTTTAACAACAGCGTTCCCTTTGGGAAACCGTACCAATCGGCCTGATTCACCCGGCCTGAATAACGATCAAAATAGCTGTTGGAGGACAAAACAAACGAGTACGGCACCTGATACCAATTGAACCGGATTGTTGTAGACGGAACAAACAACCGCAACTGTGCAGCAGACACCATGCGGTTCTGAATGTTTAGACCTACCGGATTAGCGTTAACCCGGTATAGAAACGCTCCGGCGGCAGCGGTAATGTACTCGCCCGCCGGTACTACTTGCATTTCTGTATACCGAAAATACTCTTGCTTAGACAGGAAAAATTGCGGGGCTAATAGCGTATCGGTTACATCCCACCAGCTGTTCTCTTTAAACGGTATTTGGTTGTCCCGTAGCAGCGCATAAGGTCGGGGAATGAATTCCAGCTGAAGTTCATACGCACGATACCGTGCGTAATTTGCAAGTGGGAGGGCTTCGTATTCAATGTCAAATCCAAATCCGGTATCAGCCTCATAGCCTAGTTTTTCTTCAAATTGAACGCCTTCAATGTTGCTAATTCGCTCGCAAAATAGCCAAGGGTACTGCGGATGCGCCGCCGGAAGGCTTCGGGTTAACCCTTCCTTTTCCGGCCTAACCGAACCAAGGCACTCGTTAATGCCGTTTTCTAAATCCTCGCCGGCAATGGTTAACAACAACTGTGCCCGCCCGCCGTCCATCGAGAAACCGGCGGTAGACGGAGAACGCCCCGATATTCGCTCCGTCGCTATGTTGATGTTGTCTAGTGTCATATCCCCATCCCCCCGGCAAACGCACCCATGCCCTCCGGTGCGTCTGCGATTTCGGCGGCGGTTAATGCCGGGAATATGCCGTTTTTGTTTTGCCAGTCTTTGCCGGCTTCAATAATCTTTTTGTTGATGCCTTCGCCACGGTTTACACCGGGAGCAAGCCCCCCAATTCGTTTTAACGCTTCTAGCTGCGCTTGTGCAATGCCCACCGCCTGCGCCTGCAAGTCCCGTGCTTCCCGTGCCAGCTTCTCCGCCGCCGATTCTTTAACGCCGCTAGCCGAAAAACTGGCAAGGGTCAGTTCTTTGCCCAAGTCGGCAGCTGATTTAAAGCTTGGGTTTGTTGCCGCACCGTACGCCGATATTGGGGCGGGCGGTGGTTCGTTATCGTCCTTCTTTTTTTCAGCCTTAGCTCCGGTTAGCCATTGCCACCATGATAGTTGTGATTGCGTCGCTTTCATTTGCGCCCGCATTTGTTCCTTTAGCGACGCAAGATACAGCTTCAATACCGGCCCCAACTCTTTTGCAAACTTCGCTAGCTCCGGCATCATTTCCTTTAGGAAACCGCCGACAGAATTGGCCATCTCTTCCAATATTGGCGTAAGGATTTCCATCAACGGTTTTAGATACGCCGCAAACTGACGGACAACGCTAGACGCTGCCCGCACCACCGGCACCAACGATTCGCCCATGATTGCGTAGACCGACCGCATCGCCATATCAAATTCTAGGATTACCGCCGGATTAAATGCTTCAATAAACGGGCGCAACTGCCCAATCATTTGCGGGATTACCTTAATTGGATCGCTGAAAATGTCCGTAACACTTGACATGATTAGCTTGACGGAATCGGCAGCATGAGTTGATACCGAACCCATCACATTAGCGTAGGCGTAAGACGCTTTTCCAGCCATCTCTAGCCCGGTAGTCATTACCCCGATTTTAGTTTGGAACAGTCGCATTGGAACCATCATTGTTGCCATTGCACCACCCAGCCGGCGGAGCGGTAACATCAAGGCGGTCTCGCCAAGCCCAATCAAATCACCCACTACGGGTATTTGCTTGGCCAGGTCCACCACACCCATAGCGACACCAACCGGCCCGGCTAAACGGGTTAGCCCTTTTAACGCTATGCCTGCGCCGCCGCCCAGCTTTCCAAGCAATCCACCAGCAGCCTTGGCTTGCTTGGCCAGCCCGCCGGCAATGTCCATGCCTTCGCCACGCAGCATGTCGCCGTATTTACCTAGCCCACGGTCAGACAAGGATTTTGTTGCCCGCTGCGCCGCCGTTGGTTCCGGCATTACGGGTGCCGGGGCCGGTCGCCCCCGTGCGGGTGCCTGCGGCATTACGGGTGCCGGGGCCGGCCTTAGCGGGGAAGGTTGATGTGGGGAAAACTCTACTTTAGGAACGGCAGTATGCGGCATCTCCGGGGCTTCATGCCCGGCGTTGCCAGAAAATGCTGACCCGATACGTGACAACGCCGACGTGTAGCCGTCCAGCGCACGAATTAACCCGGTTATGTCGTTGCCACCACCACCGCCGCCGGTGGAAAGGTCAATCGCTGCTGCCATATTTTGCCTCCCACTGCGCCGATAACACCTTGGGATTCTGACCTAAACTTACGCCGATTGCAAGGAACCGCAACTTCTTTTGCGCCATTGTCATGCGTACGGGCACCGTTGTTGACTCTTCAACCTGCCCGTCTTTATTTCGTTTGGCTCCCAGCATTCGGGTAATCTGCCAATCCGTTAGCCTTCCAATTTCTTCTGGTCGTAACAAAAACGGCTCGCCGGCAAGCGTGGCATAAACATGTATCGGGTCGGGTGCGGGTACTGTCTCCCGTGCCCCGGCTTTGGTTGTTACACCGTCGCCGGGGCTTGCGGAAAACTTATAGCGAACACCTGCCGCACCGCTGCGGTAGCCTCCACCGGGTAGCCCGTTGCCAGCGCAGACGCCTCGGCATCGGCTAAGCTAAACAACACCTTTACCAACGCAACCGACCCATCTGGCGTTTCAATAAACCGCCGAAAAACTGGCCCGCCAAACGCAAAATCCCCGCCCGCCACTTTGTCAAGAAACGCACCGTATGCCAGACCAAATTCCAAGTCGGTCAGCGTGTCCTTGTCACGAAAAACCTGATCCCTTGCCCGCCGTTCGCAGATGCGTTCCAGCTGCGCTTTTGCGTTCTGGTCTACCAGCCTTACCCGATATGGCTTGCCGCCAATTTCCACATCTATTGGCACCGCCAAACACGAGCTAATTGGATTGCTCAAATCAGGATTTCCTCTGTAACGGAATCAACATCGGGGGTTAAAAAGTTGCCTTGGACCAACGCAGTCCACTCGGTCCGAATTAGCCCCTTGACCTCCGCCCGAACCGAAAAATCAACAATTATCACATCCAGTTTTATCCCAATATCGGTAGCCTTGTCAAAAAACAAGTCAACCGTCAGCTCGTCACCAATGACTAGGTTTAAATTGCCTAGCTCGTTTTGATACGGGCCAGAAAACATTACGGTGGCAACCGGAACCCCACGCAAGAACCGGGCAGTCGGTGAGTTGTAATCTGACTGCTCAATTCTTTCCGCAGCAACCGACAAACTCCACTGGTCCATATTTGCCGCATCAACAAACTGACCGCCGACGAAAAACCCCTGCGAGGACAGCTTTATTGCTGCGCTCGGACCGGTAAAATAGCGTTCATCTGTAGCAGAAATCGGCATAATGGACCGCCGGGGTTACGCCGTAATTGTAAACGATCCCGTGGATTCTGCGGTAATGTTAATGGTGGCAATCCCCCGCACATTAACCGCAATTGTGACATTGGTAACCCGGACCGGGACCGTAAATGTCATGGTTACCGGGGTGGGTGATGTGCTGTCAGTCATGGTCAGCACAATCGAGCCAATGGCCCCAAATGTGACGCCGCTAGATCCGTCGTACGGTCCGGAGGCTGTAATGTCTGCGCTGTTAATCGTCGAAACGGTTTCCCGGAACCCACCACTGCCGAAATTGGTGGCATCAGTCACCTCGTTTATGACTGACATGCTCCAGTCGGTCATGGGCTGGACAGCTGCGCCAACGGTAAAAGTAGCCAACTTTCCAGCGTATAGATTTGCGGTCGCCATGTCATGTGCCCCCTAGAATTGCTATAGCATAGGTCCCAGTTAAAGACGCCGAAATGTTGGTGATTTTCAAGGTCTTTAACGATGCGGTCACCGTATAAACGCTGCCATCACCTAGGCAGAAAAACCCGCCAGCCTTTAATGTAATTGCCGGGGTAGTGCCGGAGAAAAACCATGTAGCGGGGTTTGAGGCCCCCGGTTCAAATTTCATCCCGGTAGTTGTTGCCGTCAACATCACCGCCTGAACTTTTGTCAAAACTACGGCATCTGCCCCCGTCAATAAAGTCGTTAGGGCCTGAAGGTCAATTGTCACGGTGCCGGATGCCGCCAGCGTTCCACTAACCGCATACACCCGGTTGACTACCGTCAGATCCGGTGACAGGCTAGCCGACAACTTGTCCGGCCCCTGCCGTGATGTTACAAACCCCGTATTAGGTGAAATCTGCGTCCAGCCCAGTTCAACCGCAACCGACGCCAAAGACAGCGAAACGCTCATGATGCCCTCGTTTCTGGCGACAGGTATGTTAGTTGTAGCCCAGCTATATCGTAGTTGCTAGCCGATCCAGACACAACCTCCACCACTGCGCCCGGTACAATCGCAAACCCCGCTAGCGAAATAGGGGAACCCGGCAGCGTAGACGTGTAAACCGTATTGCGCACGGTTTCCCGCAGTTGCAACCAATCCTTTAGGTCGGTTTCAAACACCCGGTTACCAGCCTGAATCAAGGTAACATTCACCCCATACTCGTAGACGATTAGCCCATTCATTGCTTCTTTATCGACAGATTCCGTACCAGGCGAAACAATCACTAGCGGTAAGGCATCGCCTTCCAGTAGCAACGCCTTTTTTCGCACCACTACGGTGCATCCCGCCACCGCACTTAGGCGGTCTTTGACGGCATACAAAACATCCCAAAATTTGCTCACAATTCTTCCGCCGCTTCGCTAGTCGATTCTATCTCGTACAGTTCCCGGCTAACCGTCAGGTCAACCGTGTTTATCCGGTAGTGCTTTCCATCCGCATCGGTTAAGCGTGCGTTGATTTTAGGATGTGAAGCGCATTCAATCACCCACAAACACCACCGCACCCCTACGCCAAAAACGGCAACATTTCCAGCCGGTGCATCCGCTAACGCAGACGGTAGCCGCAGCGCATTTGCAACAGAAAAAGTGGTGACGTTATCGGGCTGCATTACGGTTAATGTTTCTAGCCGATCAAATACAACGTGGTCACCTTGGGGAGTCCAAATCATTACGGCCCCCCCGCAGGTAACAGCGTGTCTATTAGCTGAAAATTAAGCGGCACACCGGCCAGCGCAGACAGTTGCGGCAATAAATCGGCCAGCGTGTCCTTTAGCCCCAACGCCCCGTATTTTACCTCCAGCACGGCCCCATAAAATCCATTGGACCGAATGCCAACCCGCAATTTCCCGGTAGCTATAACCGACGCAACCGATAGCCCCTCAATTCCAATAGATGCCTGCAAGTTACCCGTTCGCTTAAACGGGTAGCGGCCCATAACCGGTGGGCCTTTAATATACCGAACCCGCCCCCCACTCTTTATGGCAGGGGCCGGCTTGCCTAGTCGTTGCTGGTGTTGTACTTGCAGATAAATTGCTGCCCGGATCAGATTCTTGGCCTGCTTTTCGGACGGCGCACCGGACCCCGCTAGTGCCCGTGCGACACCAACGGAAAGGTCCATTAAATCTTTACCTCACGGTACGTGATGTGCCCCGACACCTGCACCGCCGCACTCAGGGTTAGGTTTAACGCCTCGCTAACGGCGGTCTCAAACATACCATAAACGCCGCCGGGAACCACCACAAAACTACTAGCCGAAATGCCGCCGTTTGCGGCAATCGGCATAGCACCAGACAACGCCGTTGAAGCCGATTGCCAAGTTACCGAAACAGCACCGCCGGCAATTAGCCCGTACTCCAACACCACAAACTTGTAGCCGGTTTTAGCCGCCACAACCTCGTTTATCCCGGAAGCCGCCTCGTTAATTAAAGCGTATTTAATGCTCACGGTCGTATCCTCGTTATTTTTTGATACGGCCCGGCCAATCCCTGCTGCGCTACCTGCATCGCCGTAAGCTGACGGGTCAACATGTCAAGGTAATTGCCCCACGAAATTGACTGACCGTTAACGCTATAATCCGGTTTTGGGTCGGCAGTTAAATCGACGATTAAAGTAGTGATGTTGTCGATTGCAACGCCGACCTTTTCCGCCGGAGTCATCGCACTACCTCCGTGCAGTTTATTCCCGATTCCGGACGTGCCCGGCTAAGATTATATGCGTCAAGGTAACAACGCTTTGCTTCGTTCACTGAATACGCCGAAATCTCCAACCGTGGGCAACCGTAACCCATCACCGAATACGTCACCGGTGTTACCGTGGTAGCCGTATGGGTTACGGTTTCTGTCTTAGTCATGCTATTACGCCGCCTCATCAGTTCGTGTTAACCATGACGTGCCACGGCGAAATAACGGCAGGAATGCCCCGCTCGCTAGCAAAATAACTAGACACAATCCCGTTGTCCACCATGTAATACTGGTTTGCCGGGGCTTGCGTAATTGTCAAAGGGAAGTTTTGCATGTATTTAAAACTCTTCCCGCTCTCCATCATCCACCAATATTTGTTGGTGTTAACCTGAGATAGGGCTAACCCGCCATCGGCAACGGCAGCCAAGCACTGCTGTTCCAACAATGGACTGGTCAGCACTTCAAACTGACTAGCGGTAAACGGGTTAGCGGCACCCTGCCCGACGTTAAGCGGGTTAGAGGTTGTTTGCGGGGTAGTAGCACCGGAACCGGTACGGCGTTCCATTGAAGTTGCGCCTAGGATTATGTTCGCCGTCGCAAGTTTAGCGGGATTAACCAAAACTAGATTAGGCTGAATCATAATCCGCAAGCCGGTGTGCGGGTCAACCGTGCGCATAAACTGTAGAATATCGGTCTGAAGGCTTTCCCAATCCAACAAGTCGTTAGAAATGCTGTTGGTGAATCCTAGTTGCAACGTGGTGCTGTAGGTGTTGTACGCCGTCCCGTTGTAGTTGAACGTATTAACTCCACCAATAATGGTGTTAATTATGTCAATTTCCTTGCGGTACGCTAACGCCTCACCGACTCCAGCCGCTTGGTTCAACATGTCCCCGGTCAAATCAAAAAACACGGCCTCTTTTGTCACGTCGACCGCTAACGCATTCTCACGGGTTTCAGGGGTGGTGACATATCGCTCGCCAAACTGCGCCCTGGTGTGCGCCTCGCCCGGCAAACGCTTCCGGCCACGGTCACCGATTGACTGCAAGCCAATCATTTTCTGACCGTTAAGTTTAGTGGGTTCAGCCGGGCAAATCCGGTCCGCTACCAACGCCGGGTTTTGGAATGCTTGGAGGATTTTTACCTCAATCAAACCACCAACTACGCTGGTAAACGCATTGATGTTCAGGAACGCAGTCGGGTCAATGCCCACGCCGGAGCTTTCCAGCAATGTCTGCCCCATCGTGCCGCCCTCCGGCGCAAGGGTTCGCTTCCAATTGGGGCCAACAATTGCTTCGGCGGATTCCTGAATAGAAAACTGTTCGGGAATCCAAGACGTAGCACCCAACCGGCGGTTGCCGGCCCGGTCACGGTAGTAATTTCCGTTGCCGTCCACCAGCCCCAGATTCTGCCGTATTTCCTTGGTAAATTGTCGCTGTCCATGCTGAAACTGGGAACGGGACTCAAAAAGAGTACGCAATTTCACGGGGTCAATCATCGTAGGAACTCCATAATATTTTCGGGATTAGCTGCCAATTGTGGCGTACCAAGCGACGCCGTCGCTAAAGAAAATTCCGGTCTTTGTGGCGGCAACTGACCCAATGGTTGTGCCGGCGGGGTTCTTGACGGTCATGGCATGGGTCGCTGGCGCGGTGTTGACAATGTAAAAAATCAACCCTTTGCTCGATGCCAGGGCTGGCAGATTCACTTGAACCGCTGCCGTTGGCAAGCCCACCTGGAGGGCTGCACTAGCCACGGTCAGGGTTGTTGTAGCCGCCGCCAAAATTACGCCGGGGCCGGCCACCTGACCGTTGCCGACATTACGGCTAACCGGGTTAGCAAACCCGATGTGCTGGTTAATGCCGGTCAATCGTACCCGCACCTTGGTAGTGGCCAAAACGTATTTTTGCACCACCCTTCCGATGGATTGCGCCGGGTTTGCAACGGCTACAACGGATTGGTCTTGAATGGATGCAACCGCACCCAGCCCGTCCGAAATTACGCCGACTAGATCGCCAACCGCAAACACTGCGCTTGCACAATCGGCCTCGTAAATACAGTCAGTGTTGATCAGGATGCCCGAAATCGGGAATGCAGCATAACCGCCGGCGGTGGTCTGCGCCACAACCCTAGCCTGCTGAGCAACGCCGGCAAACCCAGCTGCCGCCGTTATCTGATCAATTGCGATAGACGCACCGCCGGTTAAACCAGAAAACGGCTTAACGTTCGTGCCATCGTAGTACAACAAATCACCGACGGCAATTTGCGTGGAAGCCGGGGCGGGCAGCACGGTAGTGTTAACACCGAACGGCAGAACAAATCTAGACCCACCAAAGTTAGCTGACATTCCGTTCTCCCTGTATTCAGTTGGTTAAGTAGCTGCCCAGATCCATGCCGGTTGGTACGCCGTTGACCGGCTTGACGGCCTGATAGCCTGCGCTACGAGGTCGGTTGGTAGCCGTCGCTAACCGGGCAACCTGCCGCTTGCAAGCGTCGTCAGTAAGGCCAGACAGGTCTTCCAGCAATTCACGGGTAGTAGCCACACGGGAATTCTCGCATAACTGCCGCACCCGCTCAATGTTGCGGAGCTTCTTGTTTTCCCGCAACAGGCTAGCGTTAGATTGCCGAGATTCTTTGTTGTGATGCATTTCCTTTTTGTCGTACATTTCCTTTTTGTCGTCGCCCTCAACTTCCTTGGCATCGGGGTCAACGGCTTCCATCGGCTTTTTGTCTTTTTCGTCGCCATCCGGTTCAGCCTCGCCGTCCATTGGCTCCTTGGCCTCATCCATGCTGTCCATGTCATCGCTGTAACAGTCGGCTAACTGTTGCACCGCTGCGGTCAACGCTGCCAGAGCATCCTTAACGCCGTCGTCCATTTTAGCCTCCGTTTTTGATTCCGTGTATTTGTTTTTCACCTTGAACTCTACCCATTGCCACCTGTCGTCAGATAGCCGCATTATGTCCTTATTCGGCAACATTTGCAACGATCCGGCCCCAACAAAACTACCGCCCTTTTGCTTCCATCCGTTTTGCACCAAAAACCTAACCCGCCTGTCAAACCGCATGTTGTCAACTTTTGCGCCGGTGTTGCTGCCCGCCGGGGGGTCTAGTGCCACACCGCCAGCGTAAGCACCTGACGTGTCTTCCAACATTTTGCTCTCCGATAAACTTTTGGTTGTTGCTGGATCGGCGACAACGTCAACGTGTCGCACCCCAATAATTTTCTCAACCACAAACACGCCGTCACGGGTTTCACCGTCGCCGTCAGCGTTGTGCGATAACCCAAACACGTCAGGCATTCTTTCCGCCGCCTCGCAGATCCGTTCAGCCATCGGGTGCGATTTCAGAAAAAACAAATCCCCAAAAAGCCCCTCGCCTTCCACAAACCTGACATTTTCAAGTTTGCCAAACCGGTCATATGCTGAACGGCTGTCGTCGGCCTGCCGGTCCGGGTGGTCAATGTTTACGGCTATGTTTTCATATAGCGGAATAGACTTCTTGACAGCTTCCGGCAAATACCGCCGGTTGTTTTCGCTAATTAGCCCTAGCACCTTGACGTTGCGTATGACACCGTTTCTGCGGTCAACGGTTAGGGACCGCCCGGCATTTTTAGTCGATTCATGGAATGCTAGTTTTGTCATGCAACCCATCATATGGATGCCGCCCATCGTGCGCAACTATTTTTTTTCAAATCGGCCAAACCTGACGTCCGTTTATAAACGTGCCGTTGTCTAAATCCTCAATAGCCTGCATTACCAAATTAACAATTATTGGGTCCGTAGTAGATTTTGACAAATGTATAGATTCTTTTTTTCCGTTCGGATCTATGCCGTTAATTATCAGATTTGGCATTGTAATTCTGGTTTGCAACGGAACTACCGGCCAACCGGGACGAGGAAAACGATAGTCGTGGGAATTCCAATTTCCTTCCCCTTCTAAAAACACAAAACTAACCCGGCGTGTCCTGCTATCGTTAGGGTTGTCCACGATGTACGTTGCCGAAATTATTTTCATCACGCATGGCTCCAGCTTGTTAGACCGATTAGGCTAGGGGCTCCGTAGTATTCCGTTTCAATGTTGTCTGCCATGCAAATAAATTCGTTCTCGTGGTCGCCGGCAAACATTGCCCCATTATGTCTTCCGCCCAATGACATTAGGTAAACGCCTAAGATTCGGTGGTAAGGAACTTCCTTGATTATCAGCTTGGAGTTTGATATTTGGACGGGCTTGAATGCGGCATAACTTTCCAACGCACCAACATTGTGCTGATCCGCTTTCAGGATTTTTGGCTTGTCCGGTGCCGGGCATTTTGCCGGCAAATTTTTGGGCAATGCGTCCCCTGTCTCCGTGCGATATACACGCATCACCCCGGCCTGCCGGTTGTTGTTGGGCATGTCAACGTTTCGCAGTAGTTCCATTGACCAAGCCGCCAACATTGCCAAAGATTCTGTCGCTTCTTTTTCGGTAGTTCGAGTGTTTTTTAAGATTTCTTTTACCGTTTGTTCTCTTTTGTCATTTGTGTTAGAACCGTAGTCCCAATAATAACTGTCCGGCTTTACCCCCGGCCTGTTTTTTACCAAAATTTGTTTAGCGGCAATTGACCCGTCGGAGGAACTAGATCCGGCTTGCCCCCGTGCATACGTTTCCACAAAATCCATTTTTCCCCCGTTTGCGTCTATGTATTTCCGTATATCCCCCGACAGCCCTTGCCCCCGCAAGTCGTCAAACGGTTTGCCGTTTTCGTCCTTGGCTTCCTCCCGGTCAATTTTGTTGGCTCCATTAACATCGCCCAGAATTTTGGGCAGCTTGGCCACCAATCCGCTTTGCCGGTATTGGCATTGATGTTGGGTAACTTTTTTTACGTATTCCTCGCTCCACCCGTCGGCTAGCAGCATTCGGGACGTGGCGGCAATGTCGGCAAACTGATCTAGCCGCAACCCCAGCATTTTCTTTAATTCCAAGTCGGTGGCGGCATCTAGGATTTGCTGGCGTGACTGAACTAGCCCTTCTATCTGCCCAACGGTATCGCCCCACGTTAGCCCGCCAAAAACCCGCACGGAATTAGCCCCGGCCCCCTGCGCCTTTCCGCCGGGCGGGTCTTGGCTCATGGACCACAATTCCGACGGAAAAGCATTCCAGTTGGCGTTCTTTTTTCCGCCTTGCGCCCGGTATCGCAACGAACCGCCGTTGTCTATTCGGATTGGTTCACCCGCCGGCGTAACCATCACGTTGTCGTTGCCCATGCCCATCACGTCCCAGTTGCCTAGCAATGCGTCAGCGGCAAAATTCTGTTGTAGCTTTTTGTCTAGCCTCTCCATTTGCGTTTTGGTTGCGGTGTTTTGGTATTCCTTGTAGGTCGCCCCGTCGATTACTTCCGCCAGTTTTACCGGCTTGCCTTGAACTGTGTGCGTGTCTACAGACGGCACCGCTACGCCGCACGCCGCATAGATTTTGTCGGCGGCGACTTCTTCCGCCAGATGCTCCGGCGATGCGCCCATTTTCCGAACAAACTTTCGGCCCGTCGCCGGGTCAGAAACCAGTTCCGCCCCCGTTGATCCACCCAGCACCCGGATTGCCGTTAATGCAGCAGGATTCTTCGGAAACTCTACCGGCCCGCTAGTAGATTTGTGCGGTGCTGTTGGGCGTGCTTTCGGCACAAACGCCGGGACGTGCGGCACCCGATTTCCATTGGCATCGGGTTTAATTCCTAACGCCGGTTTGTTTGTTCCCGCCTTTGGAATAGGGTTCCACCGTGTCGGCTCGTGTAGGTTCGGGGAAACCTTTAAATTGGCAATGCTTGGCTTAGGCGGTGCTGCCGGGGCAATTGACGGCGGCGGCGGTGGCGGGTTAACTGGCGGGCTATTAACGGTCGGTAGCGGCACCCCGGCGGCTAGCTGCTGTAAATGGTGTTTTGCCGCCGCCAAAATTTCCAGATCCCGCTCTTTGCCGCCTTGGTTGGTCGTTCGGTTAATCAGCTTTTCGGCTTCGTCAAAATCCACCCAAACAACCTGCGAAGTTTCAGGGGTCATAGCTGACGGGTCGTGCGATTCCGATTTCATAAAGTAGAAATTGGTGGAACTATAGCCCGACGAAAACGAACCGGGCAAATAACCGACAATTGCCCCTTTGTGTCCAGTTTCCTCTTCTACCTCACGAACTGCCGTATCAGCAGAATGATCTCCGGGGTCTTGCCCGCCCTTGGCAAATGTCCAGTTATAACCGCCGTAGTTGCCGGTGGGCTTCCGCAACATTATTTTGCCGGCGTTGTCAAACAATATCCCACCGTACCCCGTTAGGCCAGTGCCTTTCTTTGGCCCCCAAACGCCTTGGTGCGGTGTTTCTGTTTTGGCTTTTGCCAGCGCATCCGCCCAAGGCAACGCTGCAACGGAGGTGACTAACGGCGGCACCGCTGTTAATGCCGGCGCAGTCCATAACGGATGCGGCCCAAGCGTGTAATCACCCATAGACAGATTAAGGTTGAAATCTTGGACAGTTACATTGCCGTAACTTTCAAAATTACCGGTTGAATCGTATTCAATATATTTTATATCGTTGCCAGTTACGCTTGCTATTGTAAAGTTTGCAAAATTGTCATGAAACAACGTCCCTACTGCTGGGGCTTGCGTAACGGTTACCGGAACTACTCCAGCTGCGGGGGTTGCATATTTGGGATTTGGTCCATATACCAAACCTCCGTTTTTTATCTGGTCCAAAAACTCGGCTATGGTTGAATCATAGACGAGTAAAGGGTCTTTTTCTCCGGTTTTTTTGTTCAATCCATTCAAATACACCGTATTGTTTGAAACAGAAGTTATTACAAAATTTACGAAATTATCATGAACCAATGTCCCCGCCACCGGGGTTTGTGTGGCGGATGCCGGGCTAGCTGCCGGCGCATTCGCCGGAACCGGCGCAATAAACTGCGCAACGGCAGCGGGCAACGTGTGAGATGCGTATGTGCCCTTAACCCAAAATCCTGCGGTAAAAAGATCGTTAAAATCGGCAACGGTATTGTCATGCGCCGAAACCCATTTGCCGTTAGTGTCGTACGCATCCCAGCTGACAATTCCTTTAATTATTGCCGTAACAATTCCCTGCTGAGTCTTGTTTGCCTTGTGAAATACTCCCCCCACGTCAACCACAGATTGGGTAACGGATGCAGCGGGTGCAGGGGTTGCGCCCGGTATTATCGGCGGTGTAGTGCCGGGGGCAAACCCCGGAGCATAGTACCCGGTGCTAAAACGATAAGTAAAATCTGTTGCTGAGCAGTCGTCTTTGCCGGTCTTGCTTCCGTCCGTCCAGTAGGTGGTCCATTTAATGTCATTCCCAACCGCTGTTATTATCCCGTTCATGGTCAGGCTAACGGTGTTGTGGAACTCCATTCCGATTACCGGCGGCGGTGCGGGTGCAGGGGCGGGCGTGGGGATGTGCTGCGTTACCTTGTCAAACTTTCCGGGGGCAACGTCGCCCTTTAACTTGGCTAGGTTTTTGTTGTAAATGTTGGCTAGCGTCCGTATTGACACCTTGCCCTTTTTGTATTTTTGGTACTGACCGGCGGGAATTAACCATTTGTCGTCCCACTTTAATAGGTGAACATTTGGCTTAAATCCTTTAGCGGAAACCTGCTTTAGCAGTGCGTCCACATCGGTAACGTAATCGGGCAGCGGCGGCACCGGCTTAACGTAGATTGTGAAATACCCGGTTTTAAATATGCTGTTTAGTTCAACTACATTTTGCGTGTAACCGGTCGTTACGTCCGGCTTTCCGTCGGGGTCTTTTACGGTCCACGTTACCTTTTCGCCGTCGGGCGAAACAGCAAACTTAAATGTGGCACCGACGTAATTCGTGTAGGTTTCGGCTTCCGAGAATTCGGGGGTCGGTGGCGGCGGTGGCGGGGGCGGCGGTTCCAGATACCCGAACCGTGCTACCTGAATGCCTAGGTCACGGCGGGTTTGAATCGCAGCGGCAACCCCATCCATACGGGATTTGCGCTCGTCGTCCGATTCGTTCTTAATGTCTTCCACCGGCACTAGCTGACCATCTAACGGGTCTAGCACCGCTGACCAAGTTAACGCCTCGCCCGGTGCTAAACGGTCTGTGGCCGCCTTCAGCCTTCCAGCCCCTACGGCCCAACGGCGTTCCTGCTCCGTCGCCGTGTCAAACCATTCCGAGTAAACCACCGGGTCGGGAATCAGCTTTTTGTCGTTGGTCAGAAATAACGCTTTGGCGGCGGGGTCGTTTTCAATATCGGGGTCCATCGACAACACCGGGGACAGGTAACACCGGCAATTAAACGCAACGCTGCCGTCTGCCTCCATCGGGGGGTGGGGCATGTCGTCCGCAACCGATAGCTCACCGGGGGCAGGGGTAATTTTGTAAACGTTGCCGTTGCGTAGGGCGTGGTGTGGCCGAATACGCCAGTCCATTGTCCCGTGGATTTGGTAGCCAATCAGCATGTCGCCTAACCCGTCAAACGCCTGCATCCGGGCAGCGTGCGCTACCCGCAACCCTTCCGTCCGGGCTACCCGTCTGGCGGTTACCCGGTTCCCCTGCACTATCGGTGCTAGTGCCGCCGTCAGCTGTTGGACCGTTGCCCCTTGCGCTGCCTGCATTGCCACTATTGCCGCTATCTGGTCTGGCGATCCAAGCCCCGTTTGCGCTTGAATCCGGGCCTGCCAAGTTGTCCCCTTGGAAGGGGCGTTTACTATTTCCTCCGCCTCCGTCTGTGTTATTGGGGGAATTAGCTGGGCCTGCACCTGCGCCGATTCCGCCGGGGTTAATTTGGCTTCCTTTACCGCCGTGGTCTGTAACGCCAACGCAATTACGGCCCGTGGACTCTCTACCACTAAATCCATCGCCTGCTGCCGGTGGGTGATTTTTGCCAGCTTTGTCATGCCGTCGGTCAACCGGCTAATTGCGCCGGTGGAAATCCCCCGCAGCATTTCCGCTAGCCGTTTTTGCAGGTCGGGGGGCGGTGGCGACATTCGCAGCAATCGCAGAATCCGGTTCCACGCCTTTAGCGTGGCGGCATCAACCTCGTCGGCTAAATCGTCGGTATGCACCAGCGCACGGGCCTGACTAATGCCGGCCCGTGCAGCCATCCGTGAATTGAACGCTAGCGACATTACGCTGCCTCATCGCCGCCGTCGTCTAAGGGCTCCATCGGTAGCGGGCTCGTCGCGCCGTCCCGCTGTGATAGTTCCTCACGGTTAGCAGTTTCTTCGTCCCAATCCAGACCGATTTCGTGGGTGATGGTCTGCGGGGATTTGATGCCCAGCGTAGCGTAAACTTGGTTGGCCTGCGCCTCCGCCGTTTTGTCACGGGCTTCAACGCTGGGCGGGGTAGCCTGCACCGCCACTAAGTCCAGCGCATTCTCCGGCAGCTGACCATCGGATATTCGGCATTGAATCGCCGCCTTAATTACCTTTAAGAACGGACGTTTTAGCACGGTTTGCAGCCGTATGCAATTCCGCAAAAACGGGCTTTCTGCCGTCAAACTACTGGCATAATTGTTGTTGCTAGCATCGCTGCTAACCAGCCACTCCGGGGCGTTGTGCCGGTTACCCGCTGACCGTAACAATGCTTGGAACGCCTCTAAATGTGCGGCCACGTTGGCCCCGCCGGGGGGCTGGATGTAGTTCATGCCTTTTGGGATGTCCACAAACGAACCGGATTGAATCGCTTGGTAGTCGCTTGGCCTTCCATTGGCGATTGGCGAAAACGCTGAATAGTCTATCTGTGTTTGGAGGAACGAATCTACCTGAGCTGCGCTGGCGGCATCGTGCTGCCGGATTCCGGCAATCGCCGCCTGAATACTGGCCCCCTCGCCGACGTTCCGCCGCAACTTGCCGGCAATGTTAAACGTGTCCAGCGTGTCGTAGCTGAAATCCGACAACCCCCGTTTAATCGCTCTTTTGACGTTGCTTTTAACATGGATGATTTCGCCAGCGGGCACTATTTCCCCTTGCCCCTCCGGCCCGTCCTTTCCCGCCGGGGCGGAATATGCAACATGGTAGGCGATTATGTTGCAAACGTCGTCAGGGTCGGTTTCAATTCCGTAGCTCCACTCATCTAGTGACGTGCCGCCCGGCTGAAATATTTGTTCCGGTTCCACCGTCCGAACCATCAGCCTTCCATCTGCCTGCGGAAACAGCCGCAAGAAAAACTCGCCGTCTTCCCGGCTCCGCCAAAACAGTTCCTGTTCTAATTCGTCCCAAGCGTTATCGTCAATAAATTCGTCCACTATTTTTTGGATCTGATTGACGAGCTTGGGATATTGGTTCTGCCCCGGCAGCCCCTGCACCGTGTACTTGAATCCCGACCCAATAACGTAACTGGTCAGACCGTTTAGCAACCCGGTGGCGTTAGGGTTCATCGTGACACAAATCCGGGCTTGTGCCCGGATCATTGACAACTGGCTCTCGGAATACCAAAACGGGTAGTTGCTGCCGTACCGTCTATCGGTTGGCTGGGCTATCGGGTAGTTTGCCGAATTGCCGTCGGCAAACCGTGACAACATGTCGCTATAGCCGGATAGCCAATAATCCGAATTAACGTAGCCTTCTGTTAACTTTGCCCGCCGCTGCACCGCCCGAAGTTTCATCCCTTCCTCAATTTCCTCACGCTGTTCCCGCAGGCTTTTGGCAACGGGGGCGACATTATGCACCGGCTGAGATGCGGTGGTTTCCCAGATCGGCTTGTTCAAGTTCGTAATCTCCGCACGGTGTTCCCCAACGCTGCCCGCCCGTTATGTATCTGGATCATAACACGCAACGCCATTTCCAGCGAATCTGGCCCGTCGTCGTGTCCGGCAACGGGGAAATCCCGCAGCTGATCCATTAGCAAACGGGTGCCCGGAGTGTTGCGGAACCGAATTCCTTTAGCCGCCAGATACGGCCCTAACCGCCGGATTCTTACCGCCTTGCTAACCGTGTTAACCAGCGGCACTATCGGCATTTGCTGCCCGCTTGCCCGTGCCGCCGCTGCTATTTGCGTGGCCAGCAATTCCTGAAATTGATTGGTTTCTATTGCTACCGCTTCCGCCGGAAAAACACGGTGGGCTTCAACCATTGCCCCCACAATTTCCTCAGTAGATCGGCGGGCCAAGTCCGCTTCAACCCATAGCGTTCCCTCCACCGTCCGGGCTAATTTTACGATAGCCGAATAGTCGCCGTGCCGGGAAGACGCTCCCTTTGACGGGTCTAACGCAATGGTGCGCAGGTTAATGCCTTCCGGCCATTCATCAAACATCAGCCCTTTTTCAAAATAACTTTGCGGCCATTCTACCCCACCGCCAACCCGTGGAGACTGCTGGTATAGTGCCTGCCATTGGTATTCCCCGATACTTTTCCGCATCCTGCTCAGGTCTTCCATCGGGAACATCTCCGGCCACAGGGCCTGACCTGGTTCCCGCTGATCGGGGTAAACCACCGGGTCATTAGAAATAGCCGGGAAGTTTAGCACCTCCCACCGGTCCCCTTCCGGGGTTTCGTCGCTTAGTTTGACCAGCCGCCCAGCCAAATCGTCGGTGTGCCAACGGGTCATGATTACGATTATGCGGGCATCCGGGGTTTGGCGTGTGTACAGCGTAGACGTAAACCAATCCCAAACCTTTTCACGCATCGTCAGGCTGTCGGCTTCCTCCCGGTTTTTTAATGGATCATCTACAATTAACCACCGTGCCCCCATGCCAGTTATGCCACCGCCGACGCCGGTAGACCGATAGCTGCCGCCGTGCCCCACCACTTCAAACACATCAGAATTCCGCAGCCAGGAACCGGCCACGGCTCGGCTGTTGGTGTCGTTCAGCCGTGTTCCAGGAAACAGCCTGGCATAGGCCGGCAAGGTAATTATCCGCTGAATATCCCGATTCATTCGACCGGCTAAGTCGGCACCATAACTAGACGAAATGATGGTTTCTGCCGGGTTTAGTCCCAGCAGGTAGGCTGGTAGCCGCCGGCTGATCAGTTCTGATTTTCCATGGCGTGGCGGCATTGAAACTATCAGTCGCCGAAGGTTACCGTAAACCATGCGCTCCACGGCGTCGGCAATAACCCGATGATGCCAGCCCGGCTGATAGTCCGGCATAGTGTACCGGCAAAAATCTATTAGTTTACGTCGTGCTATCCGGCGGGCCAATAATTCCGCCGCTGCCTCGCACAATATCGGCAAGCTGTTCATCGGACAAATCCTCAGCAGCGTTAACAGTCAACCGCACGTCATGCGACATTTCGCCCCGTTCAGTGTACCCCCGGTTTTTTCCTTGGCATTTCAGATAAAAACACACCGCCCACGCTTCGCCCGATATTACCCCACGGTTTAAAGAACTTTCGGCGTGGTCCGTCATTGTCTCCCGTTGGTCCGCCACCACCTGCCGCAGTCTTTCACTTTCGTTAATCCGCACATTCAGCCCGCTACGGCTATAGCCCATCGTCCTTGCCGCCATAGCTATATTCCCCATTGAATTCTCTAACGCTGCCGCTATCTCGTCTTCCGTGCGCTTCATTTTTCCTCCCTTTTATGCGTCCACTTTGTCCGGCTGATTGCAATAGCTATCTAAACAATAGTCCCTTCCAGCATTGCCTTCTTTCCCGTCAGCGTCTCCCACCGCTTGACAATCACATCGCAATAGGCCGGACTGATTTCCATCCCGTAGCACTGGCGGCCCAGTTGTTCGGCAGCAATTAAAGTTGTGCCGGAACCAAGGAACGGGTCATAAATCGTCTCGCCAATTTGGCTGCTGTTTTTGGCAAGAATTGCAATTAGTTCAACCGGTTTCATGGTTGAGTGCAATTTGCTTGCGTGCGGTTTGTTGCATTCTATAACGCTAGTGCTAAAATCGCCATAAAACTTATGGCCTCCTTTTTTCCACGCATACAGAATAGGTTCGTGTTTGTAGTTGTAATCTGACCGCCCAAGCACATGGTTATTTTTCAGCCAAATCAGTTCGTGCTTTGGTTCAATTCCGCCCTCCATCATCATCATCATCATCATCATCTGGTCGCCGCCTTGCGGCATAAAACAATAAACCACCGCACCCAGCCCCATCGCGTCCGCCATATTTTTAAACGCTGCGCCCCACATTGCCTGAGTTTCTTTTTTGTTTAAATGATCATTTTCTATTTTTGTTTGATTGTGATTTCCTTTATCAAAGGCGTTTAAAAATGCGTTTTTTTCTGCGTAACTTACGCCATACGGCGGGTCAGTTATTACTAGTTGCGCTTTTGCCCCGTCCATCAACCGCCCCACATCCTCCGCCTTCGTGCTGTCGCCGCACATCACCCGATGCTCCCCTAGAATCCAAAGGTCACCCGTTTTTGTCACCGGTTCCGGCGGCGGCTCCGGCACTTCGTCTTCAACAACTTCCGCCTGTTGGTACAGCCCCGCTTCCTTCGCCAAATCGGCCAGCATTCCCGCCACCGCTTCGCTGCCGGTCTGGACGTTGCGCAGCAACGCATCTAGTGCCGCCGCATCGGCCCCGGCCATTGCTGAAATGGGGTCAAACGTGGCCAGGATCTTGTCCGCCTCGGCCTCGTCCACATCGAGGATCAGAACAGGAATTTCGCTATCCGCAGCCGTCTCTGCTCGCAAGTGGCCATCAATCAGCACCAACCCCGCCGGCGTTTCCCTGGCCAGCACCGCACCGGCAAACCCAATTTCGGCCAGCACCCCTTGGAGGGCTTCCCGCTGCGCTTTGGGGTGCGTTCTCCAATTCTTCTGGCTTGGTGCTAATTCGCTAGCTTTTACTCGCCTAAAATCCTTGATCCGGTCCCGGATTTTCATCGCTAGAAATCTCCACTAATGCCGCCGCCGGAGTAGTCTTTTTCCCCGGCGTATACCGTATGGCTACCGACGTTACCGTTTCGCAACCGTCGTCTAGTATTATCCCTTTATGCCGCAACATGTCCAGAATTGCTTTTAAACAGTTATCCAGATCCCGGTTTTTGCGCCATCCCTTGCCGCCGATTATTTCTACGCTGACCCGCACTTTGCCCGGAATATGCGGGCACCGGCCCAGCAAAACCATATTAGCCGTAATCCATCGCTGATATGCCGGCGCACGGAATACCCCTCTGCGGGTGTGAACGTGCATATGATTAACGGTTGGCGGCGGGGTTAAACGCAGCAATAGCGGTGCCTCCCCGTGGGAGGGGGTCGGGTTGATCAGCATACGGACCACTACACACCGCCGCCGTGGGCGTGTCAAGCCCGGTTGTTACCCTTAATCATTTCCTTGACTTCCCGCAGCACCTTTTGACATTTTGATATTTCGACCAACGTAGTCCGTGGTTTGCCGGTGTGCGCTGTTTTAATCAACGTTCCCGTCATGTTGTGCAATAGTTCCAATTCAATATAAACGGCGTTGCAGTCTGGCCGAAGCAGTCCGCCTTTCTGATCCGCCGCTTCCTTGCAAATCGTGTTGAACAGTTCCTCCCACCGCATCAAATAGCCAGGTTTTTTGTGCCACTTGTAGCCCGGCATTACAGCCGGTTTCCCTTCGCAATCCGTATAGTCCGACCAATATTCCTGTGGCACCGTGTCGATTATTTCCGCCGTGCGCAGGACAAAAACAGCCTTGCACAGGTGATCAACTACTTTTTGCGCCGCCTCGTCTTCCATCTCCTTTGGCGGCATTAAATCTAGCAACCGGATAAAATACTCCTGCCCGCATCCGGCCCGACCGCTAGCGGCTTGCAGCGCACGGATTACGGCGACCATGCTGTCCAGTACCCAGAATCTGTCCCGGTCTACCATCTCGCCACCTCCGCTGCATCGTAGCCGCTTAAAGCCTGTTCAAGCCGGTCAACTTCCATGCGCAACCGAATTATCTCGCCAACAATTTGCCCCCATTGCTGGCGGGTTAAATCCTCTAGCGCATATTCGGTAAACGCCCAGTCTAGATTGTTACTCATCTGTTACCCCCTGCTTCACGTTTAATTTTCTCCGCAGCTAATTCCATTACATTCACAATTTTCAAGCATTCGCTGCACAACGTGTAAGCAACTAACCGGTCTTTCCCGCCCGGTTCTCCCAGTTGCTTTCTTACATTGTCTAGCGGCTTCCATAGCAAAACGTGCGAAGGGTCACCTTCGCACAATAGGCATGGAAAACCTTTAGCGTACTCAAGCCCGTGAACAACGTTTTTGTCATCCATTACGCACATCCTTTTCTAGCCGTTTTAGGTTTTTCGCCGCATCGGACACTACCAATTTTAATTTGCGCAGCTTTTCCGCCGCTAAATCGGCTTTTGCTTTTGCCCGCTTGGCCCGCAACGCTTCTACCTGCGCCGTAGAAAACAGGTTTTGGCGGCGACCCGGAGTTCCGGAAAACTCGCCAAACGCAAACGCCAAATCGCCAGAATCTTTTAGATAATGAACCATCGGCCTGCTTACGCCCAACCGCTCCGCTACTTCTGCCGTCGTCATCGTCAAATTATTGCCCATTACCTATCTCCAGTATTTCGTTTGCCCAGACTGGCCGAAACCATTCTCCCTGCACCGTGTACGCTGTACATTCGGCAATGCCCAGCCGCAACATTACGCAATGTTGCACCAGCTTTTTAACGTCGTCGTTGCCAGCGTATTTTGCCTCTAACCGTGTTAGTTCTTCGTCCCAATAGCTCATCGGGATATTCCCCCAAACCAGTATGATTTTATGATTTTGTGAACCCGGTAAACTTCGCTGCGTGCCTCGTCGTGCAACTTCCGTGATCCCGCCGATTCACTTTTGCGCAACGCCTCAACCGACAAAAACCATGCGTTTAACGCATCCCCCATAGTTAACCGCCATTCCTCCAGCGTTCCTGCCGGAATACCGTTTGCCCTTAATGTCGCTACCTCCCGCCGTAGTGCCGCAATTTCTTCGTCTAATGTCACCGTGCTGCCTCCGTTTTATCGCATTCCCTTAAAAAACCACCCGGCCAGTTTAGCATCAGAACCTTGGCCGGGCAGCTAATTATTTCCCGTACCCCTAGTTGTCTGTGTCTCCCTTCCCGGTATCGGCTACCGCCCCTTTCTTGTTTAAGAATCCCTTACGGGTAGCGGCGACAGCCGCAACGGGGGCGGTCGGAGTCGAACCAACCGCACTGCCCAGCCCCCCGGATTTTTGCAATAGTTCCACCCATCCGCTAATAACATCAATAAACGCCTGAATGTTCGCCCCGCCGTCAACGGATATTTCCAAGGTTTTTACCTGCTGCACTTGCAACCGTTGCCCATCGATTCCTTCAACAAACACCGTGATTTCTGCCGTGCCGTCTACACCGCTTAACGTCGCTAACAAACGGTCGTGTTCTAACCCCTTGCCCCGTCGTTTTTGGAACTTTGCCAGATATTGTCGATCCACACACGCCATTTCTTCGGCCCAATGGTAAACGCACCTAGACCGCACCGCCACCAAATCCGCATCGTTTGATTTTGTTTTTTTCACTAAATCTACCGCCGGTATTTCCCTGCGTATACCAACCGTCACTTTCTTGCCTAATAACGGTGACGGCGGTTTTTTTACTAGCACCGGCGGCGGCTTAATGGCTGCGCCCCGTGGCCGAATCCTTGCCGTCGCAACTTTCCACGTTTCGGGCAACGTCGCCCATATTTTTCGTATCCTTCCAATTCCCCTGACTTCGGCATCTACTAACTGTTCCCAATTCCTCCCGTCAATGTCCGTAGGTGACATTTTGGCAACATACCTCTTGGCAATCTGCAACACCGTTTTCCCAGACTCTAGATGCCGCACTACTGCAATCACCCTTGCCGGGTGCAATTTGCATCGCTTCCAGTATTCCTTGCGGGTAACCATCTTTTTGCCTAACCCGCCTTGCACCGGCATAAAAAACCGTTCGTTAATCTCCATCGGGCATCCTCCAGAATTTCCTACCGTCGCCGTCAAATTCTACCGCCTCAATTGCGTCCTTGGCCCGGTATAACCGGCCCGGCGTAATCCCTGATGCCGTAGCCTCGTCACGTAATTTAGACACCCGCACGGCACCAAATGCCAGCTTTTCCCGCAGCCAAGACTTGTCTGGATCAGCGTTTGAAGATCGCTTCCCAACTACCGCTGTATCCCCAGGCAGCGTGGCGTCGTAGTCGTTGCCGCCGGTGCGCATCGTTACCCCTAACGGTGGGGGCTTGACGCTGTTTGTTTTGGACACCGACAACTTCCGCCGCTCCTGCCATTCGCCGTCGGGTTGTTCCAATGAAATTACCTGCCGCACGGCCCCAACAATTCTAGCCCCTAGCACCTGCCCGCCCCGGTTTAAATGAGTAACCAGCACAATGCTGGTATTTGTCCGGGTCGCTATCTCGGCTAGAGGCTTAAAGAACTGTTTGGCTTCCTCCGGCCTCCCTTGGTTGCGGTCGGTGGCGTTTCCGCACGTGTCAATCAGAATTAGCCCCGGATTGTTTCGCACTATCCGCCGCTCAAATTCAATTAGGTCAACTACCGCATCTAGGTTAGTGCCGGCGTACGGATTACTTCGCCGTCCATTTAGGATAATCGCCGCCGGTGGAAAACCAAATTCACCCGGCAGCGTCCCTAGCTCTGCCCACTGACTGTCTGCCGCAACCCATAACACCTTAGATTTCTTTGGCAGCGTTGCCGGCGTTCCGTCCGGCCACGGCATTCCGTGCCAAATCCGTTTTGCTAAATCGGCGCACAACCGGGTTTTCCCAACACCCGGATCAGACGCCAAACAGGTTAACGTCCCCCGTTGAATCCAGTTTGGCCAAGTCCATCTAATCGTTGCCTGCAACGCAATCAAGTCCTCCGCCGTTGCGTCAGGGTCCGCATCCTCTGTCACCTCCCCCGCCACGTGTGCCGCTGCCGGTTGCAATGCCGGCAACGTGGCCGGTAACGGTTGCCGCTGGCGGGCTAAGTGTCCACGGTCGGTAACGTGTTTTTCTGCTGACTTGATTTTGTGCAGCAACTCCCCCGGCGTCCACGGTGGAACACACCGGGCATTCCATTCCGAGATTAGCTGCAATGCCGTGTCTTGGTCTAGCCCCCACCCGTCTACTAATAATCCGGCTACGTGAAATGTCGCACCATGCCCATCGCTTCCTGAAACCGCCCCCGGTATCCTCGCAATGTACGCCCGTGCCCGTGCCACAACCTCCGGCTCAATAGTTTGGCACTCAATTTCCGTTAACGCTGCCTGCTGCCGGTCCCACGCTAATAACAGATTGCCAACCCCGTCCCGGTTCGCCGCCGCTGCTGCTGCATCCGGCCTTTCTCCATCTACTATAAACGCCACCCGGTGAGGTCGGTCTATCGCCACCGGCCCCTTTCGAGTCCGTGTGCCGTATAACTTCCAGATACGGCTAGCGTTGTAGGTTTTGACATCCACCTTTGCCGCCAAATTTGACAGCCGGGAATCTAGTCCGGTTAAAATGCGCTTAGCCCTGTCCCGCTCTAAATCGTTGTTTTCTGCGCCCGCCATGCGATAGCTTAGATGCCACCCGTTACCGCTGCTGGCGACAATCGGCACCCGGAACCCGCCGGCCTGCATCGTCGCCTGCACGTTAGAGCACACGCCCCACGCCGCCAACCGCTCCGCCTCCGTAGCCGAATTGCCGCCCGGCCTCACCGGGTCAATATCCACAAGCAACCATTCCCGCCGCAAAATGTCTGCGTCACTAGCCGCTTTGCCGCCCAACTTAATTTTGTTTTTCGACAACTCTAGCAACGCCGGGTTTATCGGGTTAGGCAGAAAATAAATCCCTTGGCACCCCGTGCGCTCTAGCTCCGCCGCCGCCGTCGCCATCTCGCCAATATGCTCGTAGTCAAAAAACCCGTTCATTACCGCCTTATCCCGAAACGCCCGCAATTCGGTCACCTGACCGGGCTGCACAAACAACCGCAAATAATCTTCAATTCGTTTCATCGTGCCCCCTAAGTCCGCCGCCCCCCCGCCGTGGCCGGGGGAACGGCATTCCCAATATACCGCCAGCAGTCACCCTGTCAACGGATTCTGACAGTTAATACCGGCAGACGCAAACCCACATACCGTTTGCCATGCGGGCAAAACCCCGCTCACGAGGAATTAACACCGACCGGAAGCAGCAACTAGCCTCCGCCGCTTCCGGCGTTGCCCCTAGCCCAATTCCCTCTGTGCCCCGGTTGCCGCCAACATGGCAAAATCGACCGCTGCCGGCAATTACTGCCGCCGCACCCTGTGCCGTTGTGGTGGTTGTCGTGGTTGTGGTTGTCGCCGTAGCGGCAACCGTTACCGGCCTGCGGCGAAACACGCCGCCCTCCGCACTTGGAGCCATTACCGCTACCGCTGCAAATGCTGCCACCCAAAATAAACGCTGCATGCTGAATCCTTTCAAAACCCCGGCGAAAATGCCGGATTATGCGGACCGGGGAACGATCCCGGACGATGCGGCCACCCGCTCCGCACACCATTAAAACGGCAGTTTGTCCATTGGCATCGGCATGTTACCCGTATCTACCACCGACACAATTTTCAGGTTGTGGTAAACCCTTAGCCCCTTGTCATTAGTAGTTTTTACCCCCCGAAACGCAACCCCCGGAAGGAGGCTGACTGCATCCGGTAGCATTTTGCTAAACGGCTTGCCATTTGCCTTTTTCCATTCACGAACCGGAACCCCTAGAATCCCCAATTCCGCCCCCAAAAGGTTTATGCTTCTAGCGTCACGCAACCACGTTGTCATCTCTATCGACCGTCCATCCGTCGTCCGATACAACCACCTAACCACGGGCACCGTCTGGCCGTCACGTGTCGTTACGGTAGTAACGTCTGCTGTCTGAATAGTAAAAACATGCTCGCCGTCAGGCAGTCCCTCAATCCCCGTAGGAACGTCGGCAGGAGAAAAAACGTCATCAAAATGCTCTAGCTCTAGCACTAAACTACTCCTTAAGAAATTACCAAAACGTCCGAACGCTCACCCAACCGGGCAAACCCCAGTTGGCACCCTGCAATCAGTGCATCACGAATAGCTGCCGTGTTGTTTTGCATCACGGCCTGCTGGTATCCTTCCGGCACATCGCCCTCAATAATTAACGGCAACATGCCGCCAGCTTTTCGCACCCGCACCCGGTAGCGGGTAGTTTCCACGTCGTTTACCCCTACCACGTGAAACGTCCGTTTCAAAGAATCCCGCAAAGATTTTGCCCGCTTTTCGGCAAGCCGCTGCAAAACTATTAACCGGGCAACTTCCGCCTTCCGGGCTTCCGCTATTGCAAGTAGCTCTCCAATTACCCCGCAGTAGCTTTCCACCTTTAGGTTAAATTCACCCTCGCTGTTCTCTAACCAATTGCACAATTCGGGATCTATTTCCCCGGTTTCGTTGCTAGCCTCAATCAGCCCCCGGAGGGCAACTAGGTTGCCCTCAATTTGAAACAGGCTGGTCATTTTGCACCCCGCATCCGCAGTTCCTTGTCTAGCGCAATCACGTCACTTACCGTAAAATCTCGGCCCGCCTTGCCTAACAGTTTCCACGCCAGCGTAGACAGCTCGTTTTTCTCCATTCCAATGGACTCGGCTAGCGTCACGAGGTTAACTAGATCGGCCCGGTCGGCTAACGGGTCAACCGGCGTTAACGCAACCATGCCGGTTGCTGTCGCTTCCGGTGCAACCGCCGCCCCGCTTTCTAACCACTCCCGTAACATTACCCCGGTCTGCACGGTTATCTTTTCAGGGTCCCTCCCCGAAAACAAACCGCTTCGGTCCTTGCTCACGGTGGCGTAGTGCCCATCGTGAATCAGATCTAGCACGGTTGTAAATTCGTATTCCACCCCGTCACGAGTCTCCGCTTTCATACCGATCTTTTTCACCGCCTTCCGGCCCCCTTCTTCTACCTGCGCTGTTTCGGTTTTGCTGCGCACCGTCACCACTAGGTGGGCCGGCACCTGAAGCATCGCCTCAACAAACGCCCGGTGGCGTGGCGTGGTCTCGCTCCACGCTGACCAAGTGTTGCCCCGGAATTTCACCTTCGCAGTTTCGTCGTTTAGCTCCAAACATCCTCCTGACCCGGACCACTCCGGGGTTATTCCGTCTATCACAATTACGCTGTACCCGCCAACAGCTTGTTTAATTGCGTCCACAAACTTTTCGGGCTTGTACGGCGGTCCTAACGTTAAAACGTCAAACTCAAATTCCCCTGCGTACAACGCTGACGAACCCTGCTCCGTGTCAATTACGGCTATTTTGCCGCCTAAGCCTTTGGCTAGTAGTAACGCCCCCCATGTCTTGCCACTGCCACTTGGCCCGGTCAATGCTAGCCGCAACTTCGCTTGCGACCGAACCGCTTTCTGAAATCCCGCCATTACGCTTCCCCCTTGTTGTAAATTTCCGTCCTTACAATGCCAACGCTGTCTGGTGCGTAAATCCGCACCCGCGCCTGCACCCTGCCAATGCTGTGCATCCAAACGGTTGTCACCGTCCCGTCTGGCCCGATGATTTTAAATGACTCGCCAACACGCCGCTCCAAAACCAGCCCATACGGTGGCGTCACAAAATCACCTCCGTTACCCATATTGCGCTCTCAATTTCTCGTTCGTGGTAAAGCCCGCAGCGGTACACGCCCGGCCCCATCGACCCTACGAATTTCTTGGTTAGCACTTTAAAAAGTGCTAAACGGTTCTGGTCCACCTCAAAAGTGTCCCCTAAATTGATGCCCACGGCGTGGGAATTGTTGTGCCACCCTGAAAATCTCCACATTGTTCCATCTCCTTTGGGCTGGGCGATGCCAGCCCCATCTCGCCCCCCGTAGGCGGGGGCGGTCAGGGGGTGTCATTCCCCGAAGACTTTAGCGTCTTCCAAGACCTCTTCGGCCTTGGCCATCAACTTTTGGTAATTGGACTTTGGTCCCCGTGAGCGGGGGTCGTAGTGAGATGATTCCCACACTAGGGAAACACCCTTTTCCGACAGCCACCCTTTCTGTTCCGGGCGTTGCACCCGAACTACTCTCAAAACCCGTCGGGGGAATTTGTAGGATTGTGGTAGCCCGGTGACACTAGACTCTACGATTTTCAACATTGCCATCTCCTTTGGAATCCTGACAGCCGGTTCTTCCGGCTGTAAAGTATATAATGCTTCGCCCCTGTCAGCATGTCAAGCGGTTTTTCCAACTAGCCAAGAAAAACTTCCGATTCCACCGTGTCTTCGCCTTGGCACTCTGCCCGCATAATTACCCGACACCCCCACCACCGGCCTTCTGGATTGCAAAAAGTGTCCGAGTGGCCTGCCCTTACTAGGGCGTTGTACGGCCCCAACGCCTCTACTTCGGTCATTTCGTTTTCTACGGAAACTAACCACGTCTTTGTAACCTTACCCACAACAACCCTTTCCTCAAACCATTCCGGAATTTCCCAGTCGTAATCTGGTTCCGTCCAATTAAGAAACGGTTTGTTTTGCACAATTTCTTTGCATTCAGATTCCGCCGTGTCGGCGCACGCCGCTGATTCCGACGCCATTTCTTGCTCGTAATTCTCCAAGGGCACAAAACAAGTCACCGTTCCGGGGTAGCACCCAGTCAGTTGGCTTTCGGCAAATTGCAAGCTAACATCCTCAAAAAAACCGTCGTCGTTTTCGACGTGCAACCCCGGCACAAAAAACTCCGCCGGAATTTCTTCCCGCTCCGCCAGATCGGCGGCATACGCTAACGCCGTACCGTTCCTTAGAGTTACGCCAAACTTTTCTTTTCTTTCCATCATGGAACTCCCTAAAAAAAACTCCGGGCAATGTCGCCCCATCTCCCCCGGACTCGCCGGGGGGTCAGGGGTGGCATTGTCAGTTTGGGCGTCGTTTGCGTGCCAATCGTACATGGTCTTTTACCCAAACTTTTAGGCCTTGGATAGTTTCCTCAACCTCCGACTCAACTAAGGCGTCGCAACACCAACTTGCCTTAAATAGCGTTTCTTTGATTGTAATATAAGTGCTGAAATTTTTGGTAATCACCCAAAATTTTGCAGCCGGCAATGCTTTTGTTGCCGCCGCCACCGCCAGCCGTATAGCAGCAATACTGCAATCCTTTTTTGCTCGGTCTCCGTCTTCCATCATTGCCGTAATTGTTTCCATTTCCATCTCCTTTGGTTTTCAAGCAGCCGGTTCTTCCGGCTGCTATGTATATACTAGCCCGTATCTGTCAGCCCGTCAAGCGCAATTGACAGGATTGTATTCCCCCAGCACCCCGGACGCTAAACGTCCGGGGTAGCCTTACGGTCGCAGGGCTAACAGCTGGCCCCACGCCCGGCTTTTCTGGCGGGCACCCTCGCCCATCCAGATGCTCTCCACCCTTGCATCCAACCCCGTCCTGCGCTGGGCGTGGTCTACCCATTCTGAGAAGGCGTTGTACGCCGCCCATGCGCTCCCACGCATTCCAGTCAGGTTGTTTATCTCGTCGCGAGACACTACCGCAATCTGATGAAGCACTACTTCCGCCCGCTCCTTAGAAAGATTCATGCCTTCTACCTGACGGACAAAAAACCTTGCCAAGTCGTCCTGCCGCACTTGCTTTGCGGCAAGAAACTTTGCTTCAATTTTCATTCGTTCAACGGCTGTATGCACCAGACCCAGAGATTCCCGTGCCCTCTCAACGTTTTCCGTCAGCTTTCCATTGTGGACGATTGTACAGCCTAGCGTTTCTCCGTTCGTTGCAACGGTGAGCGTGTTAGCGCACACCACCCGCACCGTCGTCGGTAATACCCGTAAACGGGTACGGCCATCGTGGCCGTTCACAAAAAGCGCATACGGTTTTACCTGATCTCCGGGCACTACGTCAAAAGACTCCTTTAAATTGCATAGGAACCAGATTCTTTTTCCCCCGTGCAGCGCACCCGCTGACTCAATTTTTGCCCCGGTCCCAATAACAGCGTCAAGAAATCCGCTTAGCTCGTCGTTTTGGCACGGCTGATATTTGCCCGAAACTACGCCCAACGTCTTATCCGTGTCCTCCCGCACCACCGAATAAGTGTCATCCTCCGGAAACACTATCTGATCCTTGTTTAATCGCATTAGCTGACGCTTTTCTACTTTCCACCCAAGCCCCGCCGCCTGAATAGCCTCAGCCCCCGTCATTACATCGGGCAACACTTTGCCCAACCCGTGCCACGCCGGTTCCCGTGCAAATGCTGCACTACCACCCGCAACGCTCATGTCAATTTCGTGTGCCATTTCTGAAAACTCCATTTTCGTTTTAAAAACTCCGGGCAATGTTGCCCCCGTCTCCCACCCGGCTCGCGGTGGGGTCAGGGGGAGACACCGTCAGCAGTCGCCGTTAGCAAACAAAATCCAGCTGGCCAAATCTTCAACCGTCTCTTTGACGCCCGCCCCATCTGCGTCGCAGTTCCATTGTGCGCCCCATTCCGTTTCCTTGACCGTTATTCTCCGGCCCCGCACGGCCAAAGAAAATTGATCCGTAACGCAAGCCGCTTGCGCCATGTCCATTGCCGTCTTTACTTTGGCGATGTTTGAAACCATCTTGCTAGTCATTGTTCTTCCTTAATTCTTTCCGTCAGCCGGACTTTCCGGCCAACACTGTTACTCTACGGCAGGCCTGTCAACCGGTCAAGCCAGTTTGACATAAGATTGCAAGGTTTTTTAATGTGCCGGCACCCTGTACGTTGTACGCTTGTACGCTAACGGGTTAGCACCCCCCGTTAGACTCGTGTACAACGGAGGTAAGGGGGCGGCTAATCACGGAACCGGATGCTTGTACACCAGCGAACACCGCATAGGGAAGCTGTACACCGTACAAGCGTACAGCCCTATAAATGCAGGGGTTTTGCGGTTTTTGTGGCGGCAGGATTGGATAGCTTGGCCGGCTAGTCGTAGGGTCTAGCTGTTACCTTCAAAGCCCATGCTTTGGCGTCGGCTACCACGTCGGGGTTGTACGCTGGCCAATCCCCTAAATGTCCGACCATTAGGTGGCATGAACGGCATAACGCAATCAGGTTGTCTGGGTTTAATTCCCGGTCGGGATGCAAATGAAACGGTTTAATGTGGTGGGCTTCTAGCCCCGTCCGTTTAGTGCAGGCTGCACAAGTTTTTCCATGGATAAACCGATTACGCACCAACGGCCAAGCCTGCGAGCGTTGTACCGTAGACCAAGCGCACGCAACCCGTGCGCCCCAATTCTGAAACCAACTCACACCAAAGACAGCAGAATTTTAAGCGCAATTTTGAGCACCAAAACCATCGGCACAAACCCAAACTGTGCCGGAGCGTTAGGGTCCGCCTGCGCAATTGCAGCCTCAATTACCTGCTCGTCAGACCATGCCGCTGGCGTGTCACCGCTAACTAATGGACCGCCGCCCATCGTCTGTGACAGCGCATAGCCAGCCACCTCCCACGCTCCGTGCACCAATTCGGACGGGGGGATTGTCCTACCACGGACTTTGTCTAACACCAGCATGAAGGCACCGGTGGGGAAATCTACGGGATAAGGAGTTGCCATGTCTACCCTTTTTGTTAAGTCTCAAAACCACCAATCCGTTTTCTTGGACGGAAACCCGTCCACGGAAGAAAACGCCCAGCTGTCGCCAGCCGCTAGCATTTTACCAATCACCGCAGAATCCGCCCAAAAACCGCCGACCGGTGGATTGCCTGCGCCAACCG